CTGCGTGATGCGGTTGCATCCGGCAAGGAATGGATCGGATGGACTACTGGCGTTGAGCAGGTTAAGCGTTACGAGAACGATTTCCGCAAAAGCGTAGACACCATTCAATGGAATGATGAGGGCCTAAAACATAATGTTGTTGCAATTAAAGATGGAGAATCCGTGTTTTCTGGAAGGTTTGATTTAGACGGGAAAGGCTTACAGTTGTTTAATGGTGAAGAGGCCTCTCTGTCTGATGTTGTTGGCAAAGATATTGCGGCTCAGATTATCAAAGGAGAAGGTAAGGCTAGCGGAGTTAATCAAGCTGAATGGTCTGGAAGTGATATGACAATCGGCGGTGAAGGAATGAAGGGATTCTACGACAAGATCCTGCCTTCAGAGGTTCAGAAGTACGTGAAGCAATGGGGCAGCGAGGTGAAGAAAAGCGAAGTCAATACGGGCCAAGGAAAGACTACTGAATACGCTGACTTCTCGGAGTATCAAAAGGCTCGGAAAGAAGGCCAGAAAACCACCATCTGGCGCGTTGATATTACGCCCGAAATGCGGAAGTCGGTGAGTGAAACAGGTCAGCCTCGCTTCATGCCTGCCGGCGACATGGCCTCGGGCCGTAGCGTCAAGGACCACCGCGAGGCCATGGACCTGTTTGAGAAGGGCTACCGACTCTACGGTGCTCTGTACGACGGCATGGAAGATCCTGTCCGCCTGAAAAAGGCGACTGAGATTGAACGGTTCGACCTTGAGAACCTGTGGGCCGTCCCTCCTAGGCGCGTGGCTGCGGCAATCGCCATCCGCAATATGCCGGCGGACATGATGCCCCAGCCCGACTCCGCCATGCCCGGTGCCTACACATTCACCGGCGGCTACCGTGCGCTCCCGGGCAAGGCCAAGGGCTCCCTTCGCCTCTACGGCCCCGCAGGAAGCCTGATAGGCATCGCCAGCAGCCTTGACGAGGCCCAACGAATCCTTCGACGTAAAGCCAAATGAGCTACGATAGCCAGACCAGCACCAGCCTGATCAACAAGCTGAGGAAGGACGTCGACGCCTTGGTGCTGCGTATTGCTACGCTGCAGGACCAGAAGGCGACCGGTGTGGACGGCGGTGCATCGGTGGCGAACACTTGGACCACCCGCACGCTCAATGCGATCCACAGCGACCCCTACGGGATCATCACGAGCCTTTCCAACAACCTGTTCACGGTGGAGGCCGGCGAGTACCAGATCCGCGTCATCAGCCCGTTCCACAGCACCACGGGCACGCGCACGCGCATCTGGGACGTCACCAACAACGTGCTGGTCGGCTACTCGGTCAGCACCTACGTCTACAACCAGACCAACGTCTACCTCTACCAGACCGAGCGCATCCAGCCGCACAAGACCACCACGTACCGGCTCGACTACTACACCCAGCAGGCGAAAAGTCCGGATGGGCTTGGCGTTGCGACCAATACCGGCGACATTGAAATCTACACCATGCTCGATGTGGTCGATCTCCACATTGCTCACCGGTAACTCTGCATGAAACATACATTCCCGTGCGTCGAGTCCATGCGACGTGTTCCGCTCTCTGGTGGCCGCGTGGTGCGTGTCTGGCGCGACCGTACCAAGGAGAACCTGTCGGCCTCCTACGACGACGCCGATATCGTCTCCACCTGCATCGCGCAGGCGAACAACGACACGCAACTCCTGGCAGCACTGGCCAAGCTCCGGGGCGTCAATGCCGTCGAGCTGGTCGACGCAAGCGGTCAGGGCACGGTGGTCTACACGAGCTGGCCATGAGCGACGTTGTTTCCGCAACCATCCAGGAGCGCGGCAAGGTCTACGGAGAGCCGCATCACAGCCACACCAACATCGGGCTTTCCTGGACAGGCCTGATCCAGCAGCACTACGGAATCACGCTGCCGCACGCACTGCCGCCTCACATTGTCGAGCTGATGATGGTGGCCTTTAAGGTGCAGCGCAGCGCCCGGGTATTCCATCCCGACAACTACGTCGATCTCCGAGCCTACGCAGCCTTCGCTGAACACGCTCAGGAGCACCCCGGAGAGCCCTACGTTCCGCAGAAGTGACCCCTGTTTGACCCGCATAAACATTGGGTTTTCTTCAAAATCTACAGAAAAACAGTTTTCTCTGTAGACGGGTAAAGTGTTTTTGTGGCAACTTGACGGCCGTCGGTTCAATCAAGTCCAAAACAAAACACCATGAGATCCACCACACTGCAGGAACAAGAGCACTGGGAGTTCGAGGCTGGCGCTGCCAGCGAGTTCCAGAACTGCTTCACCGAGGCACAGCAGGTTGCCTTTGAGCTGGGAGCCAAGGAGAGCATCGCAATCAATAAGGCTAAGGCGCTGGGCTTGTTCGTGGTAGTTCTTGAGATCCCGTACTTCTGCCGTTCGACTGACGCATTGGTCGGCTGCTACAACAGGTTCGTTTGCGCCTTCCCTAGCCGTGAGGCTGCTGAGGCAAAGATCCAGAAGCTCTACAGCAAGCTCTCGGAATGCGATTCTGGCGATTATAGCTACAGCGTGATTCAGCCTGCCTGATCTACGGCCTGGCGACCGTTATCGCCACATCCGGCCCGGGAGGAATCCGAGGCAACCAGGGGCGCGACTGGCCAACGCGCACAACTGTCCAAACCATGACCACCATTTCAAACCTCATCAGCGCACTCATCATCGTCGAGTCCAGCGGGAACGACCGAGCGATTGGCGACCAAGGCCGAGCCATTGGCTGTCTCCAGATCCACCGCGGTGTGGTGCAGGACGTGAACCGGATTACCGGCAGCAACTATCGACACCAAGACATGACCAACCGCGTGGCAGCCCGGGCAGTGTGCCAGGCCTACCTTGAGCACTACGGCAAAGGCAAGACGACTGAACAGCAGGCGCGGATCTGGAATGGGGGACCGACTGGGGACAGGAAGCCTGTGACACTTGCCTACTGGCGCCGCGTGCAACGCAATCTCAAATGACCAAACCGAAAACCATCAACGTGACCAAAGAAACTCACAAAGCCCTGCGGGACTACTGCCTGCAGACCGGCTCTAAGCTTCAGGCCATCGCCGACAAGGCCATCCTGTCCTGGCTGAGAAAGGCGGCGAAGTGAAGCGCATCCTAGCTATCGACCCGGGCCTGTCCGGAGGTATCGCACACTTCGCAAACAACCGGGTGGTTGTTGAGCCTATGCCAGACACCGACGGCGACGTGCGTGAGGTAATGATCAACTACCTGAGCCAGTCGGACGTGGTGTACATCGAGAAGGTCGGTGGATACATCGGCGGCAAAGGGGCGCCGGGAAGCGCCATGTTCAACTTTGGGCGCAATGTCGGATTCCTGCATGGCCTCATAGCCTCGATGCTCACCCGCTGCATTGAGGTGCCCCCACAGCGCTGGCAGAAGACGATACAGGCCGGCACCAGCAAGACCCACGGCACGCGCTGGAAGGCCCACCTGAAGCAACTGGCCCAGCAGAGACAGCCGGCGCTAGGTATCACCCTGAAGACCGCGGACGCCATCTTGATCTTGGAGCACGCCATGATTGCGGAGGGACTCAAGTGAATCCAATCGCTGCAGGCGTGAAGGCTGGTTGGATCAGCTTTCCGGTAGAGGTAAAGGCACGGGAGATGTCTCGCAACTTGGCGCAACCCGCTGAGGCCTTCGACTCCGGTCTGGCTTGGCGGATGTACGACAACGGAGCCAGCCGGGAGCAGATCGCACGGGCGGTCGGATGCAGCCGGCGCGGTGTGCAGGCTGTGATTGAGTATGGGAGGACAAACAAATGACTCGCGACGAAACAATACTGGCCGCCATGGATATGATGAAATGGGGAGAAAGCAAATACATGGATGGTGAAGAGGTGCAGTATTCCCCGAAACAAGGAAAAGGGTCTGGCGTCTGGACTTCAACGGACAACCCACTTTGGAACTGGGAACACTACGACTACCGCATCAAACCCACCGCAACGCTCCGCCCGTGGACTGCGGATGAGGTTCCGTTGGGGGCGTGGATACGGTACAAAAGAGCGTTGCATGATCGAAGCATCCTCGCATGGACATCAAACCAAGCTGACCGAGATATGTGGCTGGACGAACGCGAACACAGCACCGACGGCGGTAAGAACTGGCTCCCGTGTGGGGTCGTGGAGGAGGCGAAATGAGTGAAGAACTACTGACCAAACTGTTGGAATACATCGACGCGGCAATCGACGCACAATCTGCAAAAACGAGGGAATACCTTGACGGAGGGTTAATTGAGGAGCGTGTAAAATATCGTGTAAAAAACGAACTGTTTGAGCTGATGAAGAAGGAGGCCAATCTGTGAAGTACCGCAAGAAACCCGTGGTAATTGAAGCGACGCAATGGTTCAAGAATGGCGATCATCCGGCAGTAGTAAATCTGGATGGACTGCCCACTGAAAATGGATGGGTAGAGACTCTTGAAGGAGGCCATGTAGTTAGACCCGGCGACTGGATCATCACTGGCGTGAAGGGAGAACACTATCCGTGCAGACCTGATATATTCGCAGCCACCTACCAGATGGTGGAGGAGCGCAAATGAGCAACCATCTTGGTGACACCAACAAAATGGTCAGCGATACGCCGAGGATGAAAGCAGCGGTGATGGCTGCAATGGAACACGGCACAGGCAATGTGTACCGCGTTGGTTGCGACATCGAACGCGAACTCAACGCAGCGCACGTCGAGATTGAGGAGAAGCGCAAGGACATCGTTTATCTTGCGACTGAGAAGGCCAAGTTAGAGGACCGCATCAAGCGGCTGGAGGAGGCGGGGATAGAGCTTCGCGAGTGTGCAAGTTGGGTGGGACATTCATGCTGTCAGTATGTGGATCAAATCCGTCGCGCCAAAGCTGCAATCGAAACATGGGACAAGGAGGCCAAGCTGTGAGTGATACACCAAAAACTCTTCAGGAGGAGTGCAAGGACATCGTTTATCTTGCGACTGAGAAGGCCAAGTTAGAGAACTATGTAATGCGGCTAGAGGAGGCTCACAGTTGGCGGCTAATTGAAACAGCACCGCACAATTATACTTGGATTCTCGGTTACGACGAGAAAGACGGCGAGACTGGAATGATTATCTTTAATCGTGGAGACGAATCAGAACCTCACTGGACGGACGGCATGAGAGAGTGGTCGCCAACACACTGGATGCCACTGCCTGATGAACCTAAAGCCAAGGAGGCCAAGCTGTGATTGCGGACTTTGAACCGGGAGAACAGTCGTCCCACTGTGACATCATCTGCCCACATTGCGGATGGAGCTACCAAGCAGAACCGTGCGACGGTGATGCGTCCGAAGACCCGTCAGAGCATGAATGCGATGAGTGCGGAAAACTGTTCGTACTCTACGCATCCATCAGCATCACCTACCACACCAAAGCTAAGGAGGCCAAGCTGTGAGCGTCGAAGAACGAATCCTCAAAGTAGCTGAAGGACCACCGAATTGGCTCGACTCCCGCGAACTCCGACTCATCGCTCTCGAAGTCCGCAAGAGGGAGGATCGAATCAAGCAGTTGGAGGAAGAGCTTATGGACGTGAAGAACGAGCATGCCGTGTTGGTTGCTGACGTTGTTCTACGCGACGACAAAATCGAGCGGATCAAGCAACTGGAGGACCGCATCCACCGCGCATCAACGGCGTTCTTCCGAGACGGATCGGATGGTCATGTGGC